TAGAATTTGGAATAAAATATGCAACAGAAATAGGTTCTGTATTAGATTTGTTTGGCGGAAGCGGAAGTACTATGGCTGCTTGTCATAATCTTAAAAGAAAAAATTTTACTATGGAATTAGAGCCTAAATATTGTCAAGTTATCGTTGATAGAATGAAAAAACTTGACCCTTCATTGTTTATCAAGAAGAACGGAGTAACTTTGTAAAATAGTGAAATGAAAGAAATATGATATATGTTTAATGCGAAAAAAATGTGAAGATTATGGCAAATGAAAATAATTTAGTACCATTTAAAAAGGGATATGATGAACGAAGGGAAAACAATGGTAGAAAAGTTGGTGTACCCAACTCAAAGACCCGTTTACTACGTTTACTTGAGTTAGTTCAAACTAAGACTAACCCAATAACAGGGGAGAAAGAAGAATTTAGCGTAGCAGAGCAATTAGACCTAGTAGTATTACAAAAGGCATTTAAAGGCGATTTAAACGCTTATAAAGAGTTAATGGATAGGCTAGAAGGCAGGGCAAAGCAAACAAGCGAAATAGAGTTAAGCGGTGGGCTGCAGATTAATTGGGAAGAAAAGAAAACATACGTAGAAAATAAATAGTTGGGTAGTGTTAATGGTAAACACAGTGGTATGCAAGGATGACCACGTTAGATAAAAGGCGGGAATGCACCAACGTCTCTAACATAGTAGGTTCGATTCCTACCCTAACTACTCGTTGGCTCAAAATATATATAAGACTAAAGAGCATCTGGACTTGCATTTTTAAACGACTGAAGACGCCTGAAATGGTAGAAACGTTATACGTCTCGTGGAGTTACCCCTGCAAGTGAATAAATGGTAACCACTTATATATTGACTGATAGGAAAGACTATCATTTTTAAAATATTTAATGGAACTATCAATAAAACAAACTACTGCCCTTGACCTCCTAGAAGATACTCGCACAAACGAGATTCTTTTTGGAGGCGGGGCAGGTTGAATGGCGGTGGAAAAACTTTATTAGGTTGTTATTGGCAATTAAAGCAACGTTTAAAATACCCAAATACAAGGGGGTTAATAGGCAGGGCAGTACTTAAAACGCTTAAAGAAACTACTTTAGTATCGTTCTTTCAGGTAGCTAAAATACAAGGCTTAGATGCAGGTAAGCATTACAAATATAATTCGCAGTCAAGTACAATAGACTTCCCTAATGGCTCTACAATATTATTAAAGGATTTATATAGCTACCCTTCTGACCCAAACTTCGATGAATTAGGTTCGTTAGAAATTACAGACGCTTTTATTGACGAAGCAAATCAGGTAGACGATAAGGCTAGGAATATTATTAAATCAAGGATTAGATTTCAGTTAGATCAAAACGATTTAGTGCCTAAAATACTTTACACTTGTAACCCTGCAAAGAATTGGACTTACTCGGAGTTTTACAAGCCACAACAAGACGGTAGTATTAAAGACAATAAACGCTTTATTTCTTCGTTAATAGACGATAACCCTTTTATTTCTAAGCACTATAAAGAAAACCTTTTAACTTTAGATACTCAAAGTAAAGAACGTTTACTATTTGGTAACTGGGAATATTTAGACGACCCTTCACAATTAATTGAATATGAAAAGATACTTGATGCGTTTACCAATGATTTTGTCCCTAACGGCGATAGTTTTATTACTTGTGATGTGGCTCGCTTTGGAAAAGATAGTACTGTTATTGGTATATGGAGTGGGCTACGTGTACGGTTTCATCAATTCAATGGTAAATCAATTGTTGAAGTAGCAGATTTAATAAAGAAATTTGCGCAAGAACATAAAGTCCCTAATAGTAAAATTTGTATTGATGAAGACGGTGTAGGCGGGGGTTGTGTTGACCTTATAGCTGGTTGTAAAGGATTTGTTAACAATAGTTCTCCATTAGAAAACCCTATTACTCGTAAAAAGGAAAACTTTGACAACCTTAAAAGCCAATGTTATTACAAACTAGCTGAACTAATAAACAAGAACGAAATACATATAATAGCAGACGGGAAACAAAAGCAAATCATTATAGAAGAACTTGAACAGGTAAAGCAAAAGTCAATAGATAACGACGCTAAGAAAGGAATAATACCTAAGGATAAGGTAAAACAATTAATAGGACGTTCACCTGACTTTAGCGATACACTAGCAATGAGAATGTTCTTTGAATATAGTCCTAGATTTGTAGTAAGCGTTTTTTAGTATAAAATAACTAACTTTGTTTAAATTATTACATTATGGGTTTATTCGACATCTTCAATAAAAAGAAGATTAATAATATTTTGCCTAACTATCCAATGGCTTCACAGATAGCAATTCAAAGCGGTTTAGTTACTTGGAGTGGGCAAAACGCAGCTTCATTTGTACACGACGGTTATCAGGGTAACGATATAGTTTATTCAATTATTAAACTAATTACTGATAAAGCTAAATTAGCACCATTCGGAGTATATAAGGTAATAGACGAAAAGGCAGCACGAAAGTATAAAGCGTTAATGTCGCAGCCTGACAAAATAGAAAACTTTAAGAAACTAGAAACGTTACACAAAAAAGCGTTTGAACTATATACTGGCGATGCTCGTTTAAATGAGTTGCTTAAATATCCTAACGAAGACGATGCTTTTAGTGACTTAGTAGAACAATGGTGTGGATTTAAACTTATTACAGGTAACGCTTTTATCTATTCAAAAACAATAGAAGCAGGTGCTAATATGGGAAAACCTTTTGCACTTTACGCTTTGCCTTCACAATATACGGCGGTTATAGCTGATACTCAAGTATTCCCTGCAATAGCAGTAGGCTATCAATTACAGTATGGTCCTATATTCCAATTTGATAGAAAAGAAATATTACACGATAAATATTTTAACCCACAATGGAACGCTACAGGCAACCAATTGTATGGGCAGTCCCCTTTATTAGCAGCAGCAAAGACTTTAACACGTTCTAACGAAGCTAAGACGGCGGCAGTTGCATCGTTCCAAAATGGCGGTCCAGCAGGTGTTTTATTTATGAATGACGAAAGATATGATTCAGTACAAGGTCTTTCACAAGCACAGGCATTAAAAAAATCTATTAGTGAAAAAGGCGGTGCAGCTAATTACAATTCTATTGCAGTATCAGGTTACAAAGTAGACTGGAAGCAAATCGGTTTAAGCCCTGTTGAATTAAATATAATTGAATCTGAAAAGTGGGATATGAAAGCCCTTTGTAATATTTACGGAGTTCCTTCACAATTACTAAACGACGCAGACAATAAGACTTATAACAATCAATTAGAAGGAGAAAAGGCTTTAACTTTAAGATGTGCTATACCTTTATTAAATTCTATTCGTGATAACATTAATAGAAAGCTACAAACTGACTGGGGTTATACTGGACAAAACATTTATGTAGACTATGACGCTAGTATTTATGCTGAATTAGAATCTAATAAGAAAGACCAAGTAGAATGGTTAAATAACGCTTGGTGGATAGCACCTAAGCAAAAAATGGATTTAATGGGCTTAGAAGTTCCTGATTACATAGACGAAGCAGAATTAGAGAAACTTTATATCCCTACAAGTGTTCAACCAATAGACGAATTTCAACCTTTAACAATACCTGAATAATGATTTGGCAAGACTATAAAAAGTTATATGCTAATGCCCTAAAAACCTATTCGCCAAAGTTCAAAAAGGAACTGCAAAAACAAGTAGACACGTACTGCGATACGCTAGACTTTGATGCGATAAGCGATAAGGCTATAAAGGACACCATTAAGAAGCTGCACGCTGCTATGGGTACTCGTATGGCTCAAATAGTACAAAAGGACGTTAAAACGTCTGTAAAGGGGCAAAGAATTGATTTTGAGGTAAAGAGTAAGGAAACAGACTTTTTCGCTTATGTTATTTTAACTTATTTAGAGGCTAGAGGTTTAAACCAATTAGCGGCAGACATAACCGACACGACTAAGAAGCAAATACAATCTTTCTTAGATAAAGCAGCAGCAGAAAACCTAACACTACCCGAAACAATTAAACTGTTAAGGTCAGCAGGAATAACAAATTACAGGGCAGAATTAATAGCACGAACAGAAACAGGAAGGTCAGCTAATATAGGTTCAATGGTTGGAGCAATGTCTACAGGTTTAGTAACCGTTAAGGAATGGATAGCAGCAAAGGATAATCGTACAAGAAGAATTCCACGTGATGCAAATGACCATTTACATATGGACGGGGTTAAGTTACCTATTGACGCTAAATTTGAAGTAAGGGCAAAAACATATATAGATTTTATGCTGCACCCTGCTGATTCAACGGCACACGCTGGTAACGTTTGTAATTGCAGATGCACTTTAGGATATGAAGCACAAAGGGATGCTAACGGGCAATTATTAAAACTACAAAACAATCCACCTAAAGGCGATGCTGGGTTACTTTGGTCAATAATGGGTAACGTAATTGGTCAAACAATAGGAACGTTAATAACTGAGGCATTACAATAATAAAAAATATATAACTTTGTCTTATGAGTAAATTTGAAGAAAAAGGTGCAATGGATTCTATATTAGACATTTCATCTGAATCAAGAACCGTAAAAGCGTGTTGGAGTAGAATTGGTAACGTAGATTTAGACAACGATATTATCGTAGCTGAAGCGTTTACTAAAACTATTGCAGAACGTGGACCTAAAGGGAAAAACTTAGTTTGGTCATTAATAGACCATAAGGCAGATTTAGGACATACAATAGGCAAACCTATTGACCTGTATGTAGAAGGCGATATGTTAGTAGCTATTACTCAAATAATAGAAACTGAAGCTGGGGAAGACGTAATAAAACTATACGAGGCAGGTTTAATCAATCAGCATTCAATCGGTTTTAGTACTATTAAAAGCGACATAAACAAAACAAACCAAGTAAGAACAATAAGAGAATTAAAACTTTACGAAGGTTCTGCAGTTCTTTGGGGTGCTAACCCTGAAACACCAACGCTAGGATTTAAAAGCGAAGGAGTAGAAACTAAAGAAGGTTTATCATTACAATTAGACAATCTAATTAAAGCGTTTAGAGGTGGTAGTTTCACAGACGACACTTTTGCTTTAATGGAAATTCAAATAAAAAGGATACAGGCTTCATTATTGGAATTAGAAATAGTAAAAGAATTCACTGAACCCGCAGACGCAGTTCAGCCGATAGCTATTGAAGAACCAAGTAACGAAGAAGTAACAAAGGCAATTAATCAATTTAACAATCTATTTAAAAAGTAAAAATGGAAAACGTAATTAACGAAATGGCAGAAAACGTAAAAGGCTTAAAGGCTGACGTATCTGCTCAAATCGAAGAAGTAAAATCTACAATCAATGTAGTAAAAGACGAAATGCAAAAGCAATTCGACGCACAAGCTGCAAAGCAAGTGAAGGCTGAAAAGAAAGAAAGCAAGAACATTAACGAAGCTATCTTAGAGAAATTAGACGGAAAGTTTGGTGAATTAGAGTATGCACTTAAAAGTTCTAACGGTTCTTACCGTATGGATTTGAAAGAAGTAAAGAATATGTTATTAAGCAATAGCTTAACTGGTGATCCAGTAGCTTCTTATAGCACACGTCAAGCTATATTCCCTGCACAGAAAGTAAATTTCCGTGATTTAGTTCCTACAGTTCAAAGCACAACTGGTCTTTATGTTCAGTATCGTGAGAACGCTGGTAATGTAAATAACATTGCAGTTCAAGTTGAAGGTGACGATAAAGCACAGAACGACTACGCATTAACAGAAACTAAAATAGTTACTGATTATATCGCTGGTTTCTCTACTTTCTCTAAGCAAATGCTTAAGAGTTTACCTTTCATCACTCAAACTTTACCAAGATTATTACAACGTGATTTCTTCAAGAAAGAGAACGCTATTTTCTTTGGTGTTGTTTCAGGTGCTGCAACAGGTTCAACTACAACTGCAGAAACTAACGATTTGTTACAATTAGTAGATTATATCGGTAACCAAAAGGCTGCTAACTTCAATGCTTCTTATGTATTGGTAAGCGAAAACCAAATGGGTAAATTATTGAAAGCTACTATCGCTGCTGGTTATTACGCTGGTTCTGGTTCAGTTGTTGTAAGCCCTATGGGTGGAATGACAATTTGGGGAGTTCCTGTAATTTCTGCAAGTTGGGTAACTAACGATAAAGCATTAGTTATTGACCAAGACTATATCGAAAGAGTAGAAACTGAATCTTTAGCTATTGAATTCTCTTATGAGAACGGAACTAACTTCCAAAAGAACTTAGTAACTGCTAGAATTGAGTGCATGGAAGACATTAATTTAATGCTTTCATCTTCAGCGATTTATGCAACAGTTAACGCATAGTTAGAAGATATATTCTTAATATTCAATTAAGTTTAGTAAATTTGGGGTATAGTTTAAAAGCTATGCCCCATTTTTTATGATAGGAATATACAAAATAACAAGCCCTAACGGGAAAGTTTACATTGGTCAAACCATAGACCACGAACGAAGATTTAAGCACTATAAATTATTAAGGTGTAAAGAGCAGCCTAGAATTTATAAATCTTTATTAAAATATGGAGTAGATAATCATAAGTTCCATTTTATATTTGAATCAAGTATTGAACAATTAACACAATGGGAAAGGCACTTTCAAGAACTTTATAATTCAACAGGGAAGGAAGGGCTAAATTGTATTCTAGTAAAAACAGATGAATTTAGTGGTGGACATAGCCAAGAAACAAAGGATAAAATATCAGAATCATTAAAAGGTTACAAGCCTAGCCAAAAGCAAATAGATAGGTTAATTGAATACAATAAAACTAGAGTTATTAGTGATGAAACAAGATATAAGCTAGGTAATGGTAATAGAGGTAAAAAACAATCTGCAGAAAATATAATAAAACGTACTATCCCAAGAATTGGGCTTAAAAGAAGTGAAGAAGTTAAAAAGAATATTAGCAACAGAATGAAATTAGCTTGTACTGACGAATGGAGGGCTAACCTTAGTTCTAAACTTAAAGGAAGGGTAATTACTGATGAATGGAGAAAGAAATTAAGTGATGCTGCTAAGAATAGGAATAAAAGTGTAAATTTGTAAAAAGAACTATATGTCTTATTCTAATTATATTTTAGATTTTACTTTAACTCCAACGGGGACGATAGTAGAACCAGTAACACTTGCAGAAGCAAAACTTTATTGCAGGGTAACTACAACTACTGACGATGCTCAAATAGAGTTAATGATTAAACAAGCTAGGGAAGCAGTAGAATCAGCTACAGGATTAAGTTTAATTCCTAAAGGTGCAATAGTTTGGTTTAGCAACTTTGATGGCAAATTCGAATTACCTTTTGGTCCTATGGTTTCTTTTACTTCGTTAGTAACTGAAGCAGGGAATACTTTAGATGCAGCTGGATATACTTTATTCGGTGGGCAGTTCCCTAAATTACAACGTCCTACATACGCTAATTTAAAAGCTACTTATTCTGTTGGCTATACGACTGTACCTGCTGATTTGAAGATAGCAATACTTGACCAAGTTAGTTACGATTACGAGAATAGGGGATTAGATGCTAATACTGGCATTTGCGAAAAGACTTGGAAAGCGTGTCAAAGAAATACAAGAATTAGCCCAATACTTTAATATGAAATTAGGAAAAGCCAAATCAAACTACATAGACGCTAATACAATGACTAGAGAAGTTAAAGTATATGCTTCAGCTTTAACTAGCGACGGGCAAGGCGGCTTTACAACTACTTTTACGTTACAATCTACGATATGGGGCGATTTAAGACCTAACGACCAAAGTAGAGCAGTAGATGAAGGAAGATTAGAGTTTGACCGTTCTAATAGACTTTATGTTCGTTACGGGGCAGTTATTAGTGATACTTCACAATTAGAAATTGATGGAGTAACATATACAATACATTCAATTAAGGACGTAGAAAATCAGCATAGGTTTTTAGAATTAGTAATTTATTCATAATGGCGGATAATATTTCATTGAATATTACTGGGTTAGATAAGATATTTGCTAATATAGAAAAGATGTCGCAAGATGTTAAGACTAAAGTAGCTATAGAAATGAATGCTTCAGCTTTAAACATTCAATCAAACGCAAAGAAAAACGCACCTGTGAATTTAGGTGGACTTAGGAATTCAATAACATTAAAAGAAGAAATAGCAACTGGAAAGGTTTTTTATTCTGTGGGTAGTGCTTTATCTTATGCACCTTATATAGAATTTGGTACTGGTGGTAAGGTTAATACTCAAGGTTATGAAAGTTTTGCTGCTCAATTTAAAGGTAAATCAGGCGGTTCATTTAGGGATTTAGTATTAGCTTTAACTCAATGGGTAAAAAGAAAGGGATTAGTAGGTACTTATAGCGTAAAAACGCAAAGAAGAACAGGTAACAAATCTAATAATGCCAAAAAAGATGAAGCCGCTGCCTATGCAATAGCATTAAGTATATTAAGAAAAGGCATTAGACCACAACCTTTTTTACTTCCTGCCTATGAATTAGAAAAACCTAAATTGCTTAAAAAGATAAAAGATATATTAAATGCTAAATCCTAACGTAGAAATAAAGAAATGGTTTTATACTAATGTTTCTAGTGCAACTAGTTTGCCTGTTTATGATGGTATAGCACCTGAAAACGCCCCTAATGAATATATTTTATTAGACGGCAGAACGTCAAGCCAAGAACAAGGTAAAAATGGTTATACTAATTCAATTACTATATTAGTTGACATTGTTACAAAAAGTGCTAACTTTGGGTACAAACGTCCTGAAGAAATTAGCAATTTGATATTAGCCGCAATAAATTCAGACACTGTAATAACGTTATCTACTGGGTGGAAATCTAGTAGTTTGTTCGTAGAAAGTGTAAGAAATTTAGATGGCTTAAATCCTCTTGATAATATATTTAGAACAATATTAACTTATAATTTAACAATAACTCAAAATTAAATAAAATGGCAGAAACTAAAGTATCAGCAAGGGACTACATCCTTTTAGCAGATTTAGCTGGTGGTACAACTTTTATACCAGTAGCTTGTTTAACTACAAACTCGTTTACTTCAACTGTAAACACAATTGACGCAACTTCTAAATGTGGCGACCAATTTCAAGTTGGACCTTCATTTACGCAATCTTTCAAAGCTGATGGATTTGCAATAGATGAAACAGGAACACCTAGTAAGGATTCTTACCAACAATTATACGCTGCACACGCTGCTAAAACTACTTTTACTATTAAAATGGGTAAAGCTAGTCCAGTAACAGGCGACGTTTATTATGGTGGAACTTCAACTAGTTTGGTGTTTATTAGCAACTTTGATGTAACTGCTGCTGATAAAGATGACGTTAAATTTACTGCAACTTTTGTAGTAGTTAACCCTCCAATTGCACAGACAGAAGTAACCGTATAATAAAAAATAAAAACTATGTTCGAACTAAAACTAAACAACAAATCAGTTCAACTAAAATGGGGTACTTGGGCAATGAGAGAATTCTGCACATTAAAAGGTGTAGACTTAGAGCAGTACTTTGAAATTTTAGGTAAATCACAAACTGACTTAGACGTAATTATTAAGTTAGTACACGCTGGTTATAAATCAGCTTGTATTGCTAATAAGATTGAAGAAGAATATACAGAATCTGATGTTTGTGATTGGATTGATGAAATAGGCTCTATTTTTAATAATCAAGGCCAATTAATAGATTACATTAAATATATAGTTTCAACAACTACAAATAATGTACAAACTAAGGCTACGATAGAAAAAAAAAAGCCTAACAAAGCTAACTTGGGATGATATTCTAGTTAAAGCTGCTGAATGCAATATACGCCCAAATGAATTTTGGGAAATGACTTGGAAAGACTTTTCTATTATTCTTATGGGTAAAGAAAAACAAGAGTTAAACGAATGGGCTAGGACTAGAAACCTAGCCTATATTGTATATTTAAGTAGCAGTTCAGATAAAACTCCTAAGTCTTTAAAAGCATTTTGGCCTATACCAGCTATTGATAATAATGATGAACCAGAAGAAAAGGAACTAATATCAGAAGAACAACTAGCAAGGACTTTAAAATTGTACGGAGTAAATAAATAGAATTATGGCAGAATTTAATGCGTTTAGTATAGGGATTGGAGCAGATATAACTGTATTACAACTTGAACTTCAACGGGCTAAAAATCTATTAGTACAATTTGAATCTGCTAGTAAAAAGGCTTTAACTATTGGGGAATTAAATTACTCTAATACTCAAATAGCTAATTTAAAAAATAGTATTGCTTCTTTAAATCAAGAAATAGGGAAGACTGGTAGACCTGTTGGTGACGCTTCACAATCTTTAATTAACTTTTCTAGGATAGCACAAGATGCTCCTTATGGTATTAAAGGTATAGCGAATAACCTTAACCCAATGATTGAATCGTTCCAACGATTAGCACTTACTGAAGGTGGTACAAAAAACGCTTTAAAAGCTATGGCTGTAGGCTTAACTGGCCCTGCTGGTATAGGTGTTGCAATTGGTGTTGTAAGTTCTTTATTAGTATCATTTAGTGGTGAAATAAGTGATTTTTTTGCAAATTTATCTTCTGGTGGTTCATCATTAAGATTATTTAATAAAGAATTAGAATTAACAAAAGACACTTATATAAATACCCTTATTTCAATAGAGAAATTAAAAGTTTCATTTAATGAATACCACGAAGGGGTAAAAACTAAAAAAGAAGTTTTAGCTGAATATAATACCACATTTGGTAAAGTATTAGGTACAACAAATGATATTAATACTGCAGAAGAAACTTTTATAAAAAATACTGACTTGTACGTTAAAGCAATGCTTCAAAGAGCAGTTGCAGACCAAGCTATGGCAGATGCTGGTAAATTAATGTATGAAAAACAAAAAGTACAATTAACTGATGTAAAAGAATATATGCCAGTTGCACAAGCTGGTGCAGGGTTTATATCACAAACAGAAAGATTAAGAATTGCAAGTAAGTTAAAGCAAGATGAATTAGATAAAATTCAAATAGAATTAGATAAATTTTCTGAGTTATCTAAAAATTCAACTATAGCTTATAATGAGATTGTAAAATTAATGTTAGGTGGGAAGACTAAAGTAGATGAAGGGAAACCTGAACCTGATACTACATTAAGCGATGCTGCTAGAGCTGAAAAAGTAGCACTTCAAGAAATATTAGATTACAGAAAGGCTTTTGCTGATAAAATGAAAGCTATTGGATTAACTCCAGTTATTGAAGATACATTATCAGAAAAGATTGCAAAAGATAAAGAAAGAGCAGAAAGTATTGCTAAATTATTAGCACCAATTAAAGAAAGAATGGCTAGCCCTACTGGGTTAGGTGGACGTTTAGCAGTAGATGCTTCTAAAAGGGCTATTGAATATAAAGATGATGATGAGGAAAAGAAAAGAAAAATAAAGGATATAAAGGATACTCAAAAGGCATACGAAGATTTTGCAAATTCAATAGCCAATAATGTTACAGGTGCTATTATGGGTATGTGGGACGCTTTACAAAGCGGTGAATCAGTATTAGATTCAATAGGTAATATGTTAGGCAGATTAGCCGAACAACTAGTTGCTGCTGCTTTACAAGCTGCAATATTTGCAGGTATAATGTCTTTACTTTCAGGTGGGGTTGCAGGAGGTGGTTTATCTTTTGCTGGTTATTTTATGAAAGCATTTGGAATGGCAGAAGGTGGTATAGTAACTGGTCCTACACACGCTTTAATAGGCGAAGGAAATGAAAGTGAGGCAGTAATGCCATTAAGCAAATTAAACGGTATGTTAAACACTACGTTTAATGCAGGGGCTATGAATGGTTCAGCAGCAGGTGGAGGAAATGGACAATTTGTTTTGCGAGGACAGGATTTAGTTTTAGCTTTGCAACGTTCTAATTCAGCACTAACACTTAGAAGATAATGGCATATATAAAAAAATATTCTTTCCCGTTCGCTACTAAGTTTGAAGAAGACGGAGTATTAGAATTATGGGAAGACACAACAGACACAACAGTTTACGAATTCCAAGGTGTATCGTTTCAAATTCAATATATACCTAGTTCAGACGACCCGTTTGAGCCTATTTACGCTACGCAGTTAGCAGTTACTTTAGATGTTACAGACGATGCTACAGGTAATACAAGTGCTTTTATACCTAATTTGGTAACGTTAAATGACAGAAAGTATTTAGCTAAATTATTTATAGGGACTACAAGCGTTTACACAGGTTGGACTTTGTCTGATTCTGTTTCTTTAGCTTTTAGCACAGGGAGAAAAGAACTTTCTTTTAATTGTGTAGACGGGTTAGCAATGTTAAAGGATATTACTTTTTCAAATGGTATTCCTGCAGATAATAATGATATTTACACATTATTATCATTTATTTTAACTTCTTTAAATGGTATTGGGTTCCCTACTGGGTTAAATATTATTTCAAACGTTAGTTACTACGCAGAAGGTATGTTAGACAGAACTGACGGAGGACAATATGAACCATTTGCACAGACTTACGTTTTTGGGAATAGTTTTATAAATAGTAACGGTTCTTATGAAACTTTGTATATTATATTAGAAAATATATTAAAGTCGTTTGGTGCAAGGATTATACAAGCTAACAATAAATGGAGTATTATTAGTATTAATCAATTAGCACAAGATTCTAGGTACTTTACAGAATATACTTCAGCTGGTTCGGTCGCTAGTTATGGCG